TCTCAAAGTAATATATGCAGCCACCCCAACATGAGGTTCATACTGCTGTATTACTCTTTGGGAATACTGACTGCAGGTTATCTTGTTTGCTGCACAAACAATACCACTACAACCAACAATGCTACATCGGTGACACCACAGATAGGACTCAATAGTACAGTCCCTACAAACTCTTCAACGACCGGCAACCTCACCAGCAGGCATCCAGTGATTGATGGCATTGTAAAGGCATTCTCATTTTTCTCAAGTGGTATTGACAGAACAGACCTGGCTGCCAACCTGTTGAGTTCCTATTACTACACTCAATATTTCCGAAACAAGTTGAAACAAAGCTACACATCGCTGAGCAGTGCTGTCTTGGACGCTTTTAAGGTGATTGTTGTTGGACCTTACAGAGGAGAAAACAGGACAGCTGCATTGCAGCCAACACCACCTTCGTCACTTGAGAAGTTGGTCTCCATGGTGAATGATAGAATCCTGACAGGTTATGAGGAGGTGGAATACAAGTTCTTCAAAAAGGACAGTGTTGCGGATCGAGGGTATAGTGTGAGAGTTAGGTTTGAACTCAACCAAACCGGAACAAAGAGTTATACAAGACAGCCAGTTGATGAACTTGGCTATCTATGGTCAGAAGATGGTGGTGTAAGTATGGTCTGTCTGGAAGGAAGATGGTATGACAGCAAGGCAGACAGCATCCTGCGTACGAAGGCCACCGGTTCCAGTATCCCAGGGGACTGCTCAACATTTCAGCCGACACCTCTGAAGTCACTTAGTTACCAGAACCTCTTCCTTAGTAAAGATGCAGGGCACAATCTGAGGGTTGTAAATTATCACACAACACAGTTTGGATTTTCATTTCTCAACTGTGAAGTGGTACTCGAATCAGCAGGGTGCGTAATGAGAACTGTCAAACTACCAGAATGGATCAATCTCAACTTTCACAACGACACCCATCAGTATCCCTTGCTACATATCCTAATCAACGAGAACCTTGATAATACCGGATGCAAACTGCGTATGTGTGCTGTGTCAAACAGGGCAGGCAAAAGTCTGGGAGAGATGAGATTTAAGGGAGTGGAGGTTCTAGTGGACAGACCAATTTCTGGAACTGGCAGGAAGTTGTTAGATGTGAGAGAGCCTGTCACAAGGGGTTATAAGAACAGAAACATCTGTAATACAAAGAACCAGCTGTTGCCATATCAAAAGTCTCTCATGCATAATCTGCACAGATCTGTCCCTGGCACTAAAGTCTCATACTGCAATGGATCTGTGCATACAACTCTACCCCTAGGAAGCCTTCATGGGTGTTACAGTGTAGGTACTGTAACCACCCATCATCAGTGTCCTGGCCTCAAAAGAGGTTTGTCTGGGAAAATGTCAACCATTGAAAATGTCAACTGTTCTATTGACTACCACATCAAAGAATGCAGCAATGGACATTACTGTTTCCAAGTGACAATGCTAGGCAGTGGTGCAGTGACTGTTAAGAGCAATCATCATCATGAGGTTGTAAACTGCAAACATGAATGCCTATTGTCACTGCCTGACACACAAGAAGACACCATAGTCACATGTCCCGACGGCAAAAGCCACAGACTGCTCTACAATCTACTGATACATGACTGCCCATTTGAAAGATACCTTGGACATAATGCCTTCTTCATATGTAGAATGTCACATCATCCTCGACTTGTTTACTGTCTTTTCTTTTGGATCTTTGGGGGATGCCCACTCCTGTATGTAACATTCACACTGATTAAGTTCTCAATTCTTGCCTTAGCCTGGACTGTCATTAAAGTGCGCAGGACACTGACTAGAGAGAAGGGAACCTGTGACCAATGTGGCGACTTTGTTCCCACAGGTCCAGAATGGCAAAGACATGATCAATGCAAGCAAGGTTCCTGTCCATACTGCAGATCTCGCTTCAGCATAAGTGGTCTTAAACAGCACATTCAGGTGTGCTTAGAAAGAGACCGTGTGCGCAACAGCGATGAAGAAGTCATGAACAGAAAGTTAGTGTGCTATCCAATAAGCATTGCAGGACGACTTGCTAGCAAGGCACAAAAACACACGGTCAAAGTTGGATGGTTTATAATCTTGTTAATTCTGCTGCTCCTCTCGACTCGGCCAGCCAACGGGCTCCAAAATGTTGAGCTTCAGAAAGGCATCTGGGAACAAGAAGTTGAAGAGGTAGAGGTTTGCAAAGTTGACTGCACTGTTGAAAGTTCTTTATGCTACTGTGAAATGGAGCAGCTGCAAGACTTTCATTCTGGTAGAAGGCTACTGTTCAACCATCCAGCCATGTCTGGCATCTACTCCAAAAATCCCAACGTAACACGCAGAACAGTTGAGGTCATAAACAATGTGAAGGCACCCTGGGGGATAGTAAATGTTAAATCCACACATCAGCCTACTTACTCTTCAAGTGCCCTGCAGATGTCATGGTCATCCAGTGACGAGTTGGAAGACGGTTCAATAGTTCTTTCCGGAAGGTCCTCCAGCATTCTCAAGCTTGAGCCGAATACAGGAGTCACTTGGAACATCAAAGCCAAGCAGTCCAAGGAAGAGAGGAAAGTTTCAATCAGTGTCATTGATCATTCCCAAATTTACAATGCCAGATTTCAATACCTTACAGGAGATAGAACTGTTGGAAGCTGGATGCACGGCACATGCACTGAGGTTTGCCCTGAAAAATGTGGTTGTACAATGTCTTCATGTCACCACTTAGAGTGGCTCAAATCTAGAAACTGGCACTGCAATCCTTTGTGGTGTTGGGCTATGGACCAAGGCTGCACCTGCTGTGCAATTGATATACAGAATGTGTATAACAATTGGGTTGTCAGCAAATGGACACTGGAGTACATTGGCACAGAAGCCTTAGTCTGTGTTGACTACGACAACTCCGAGAGGGAGTGTGACATAGTCAACACAGCTACACAGTTTGAATCCGGCCCATATCAGTTTCAAGTTTCAGATGTGTCTAATGTTCAACATAGGCTCCCAAGTGAAATTTTGATCTTCCATAAAATCCCCAAGGATGCTGACACACTGGATCTTATGAAGCATTACCATATCACATCTGCAGAGAATGCTTGTAAACTGCAGTCATGCACACACGGCAGTGTGGGTGATTCTCAGATATATGATTTAGACAGACTAATAGGCAATGACATTGATGCTGAGCATTTCTTTAAGAATGTGTCAGGCAAAGAGCGTGGACATTGGATGAGCTGGGAGGGCGTCACCATGGATTACCACTGCAATCAAGGTCACTGGCCCGATTGTGTGTACACAGGAGTTGTTGAGCAAAACTCTGAAGCTTTTGCTAATCTTCTCAGTGTAGAACAGGATTACACAAAAACCTTCTTCTTCCATAATGTCAATTGCCGCATCAATGGCTCAGTCCCGGCTTTAGATCTGCAGGCAAGATCCAAGGTCAGTCCAGGGAGCTTGAGTGTGTTCCTTGAGGTCAAAGGACTAACTCTGATGTCTGACAAGGCTCATCTCACAAGCCTGTCGTTCAGAACATTGTCCTGTACAGGGTGTTATGGCTGTGTTGAAGGTGGAACTTGCAGTGTAATTGTTGCAATGAGTGGGGTCCCAAAAATTGGACTACACTTTGTTAGTATGACTGAACATGTCACAGTTGAACAGTCCACAGAGCTAATAGAGGAGAATGAACCAACAACAACAAACATCAGATTCTTTTCTGCTGCACCTGTTAAAGAACTGTGCATCAAACTAAAAGAGTTTACACTGTGTAAAACCTGTGACAAAGCAAAGCAGGTGTCATGTGTAAAAGTTAGCCTTAAAGATCCGGAACGTGTCCTCCTTGAACACAGAGGAACACTAGTGTCTACAACCACAGACAACTGCACATCCATTGTAAGTTGCTGGGCTCAAAGCTTCACTGGCTTTGGACTAGGCATCGGAAACCTCCTGAGCTACCTAGGAGGCTCCTTGCTAAAGGGCATTATACTTTTTGTGTTGCCTTTAGCAACAGTCGTGCTCTTAATTCTCTATGGGCCATCGGTTGTTAGGCTCCTTGTCAAGTTTCGCAGACTTCGTGGACTTGCAAGAAAAGCAAGGGCTAGGCGGTTTGATAACGATGGCATCATGGAGATCAGACAGGCTCTGCTAAAGAAGGAAGACAAGGATGAACATGACCTGATGAACTATTTTGTAAAAAATAAGTAAACAAGCTGATATTTGTTTCTAAGATGCACTTCTGGCAACATGTGTTTAACTAACATATACCATATACACAACTTTACTACTTTAGTTCCTAACTTTAGCACTAACAACAACAAAGAATAATTGTGCTTCATTATGCATGGCAAAATTGCCTCATATACTCTAATGCACTGTCATTATATTTAAGCAAATAGTGATAGAACATAGCCATAAACATGAAATTCAAAACAAATAGTGGACAAAACAAACAAAAAAAGAGAAAACATGAAACAAGAAGGGGAAAGGATAGAAACAGAAAAGAACAGAAGGGTAGACAAACTAAAGGTCGGCAGACACAGAAGCCGGCCAATAGGAGGAGAAGAGGGGAGGAGGAGAGACGGGAGGAAGGAAAAAGGAAGGGAAGAAAGGAAAAGAGGGAATAGATGAAAACGGAGAGGGAAAAAGAAGACAGTGGAGGAAGGGGAAGAAAGGAGGAATGAAAATGAGAGGAAGGAAAGAAGGGGAGGGAAAAAGAATAAGAAAAAGAAGAAGAAGAAGAAGAAGAAGAAAAAGAAGAAAAGAAGGGAAAGGAGGAAAAATAAGAAGGGGTGTGCTGCCACTATAACTTTGAGA